ATCGGTACGATACAGCTTGTATTTGTAGGCAATCATGCGGCAAAGGTATGAAATATTTTGGAGAGTGTCGAATATTTGAGATAGATATCTAAATTATTAACATACGGGGTGCTTTCATCCCTCACCTGAAGGAAAGGGCATTCCCGCACTAAAATCGTAATCATAGTCGTGAAGTTGTTTTAAGTTGCTAATGTTGTCGTATATTTAAAAGGGCAGCACCCTACCCTGCCCCTCCCCTCAGATGAGCGGGGAGTGAGGATAGTTACGCCGCCTTCTTCAGCCCGCCTTCGGAGGTGTTGCCCTCGTCCGATGAGCCGCCTGACTGCTTCCCGTTCATCTCAGCGTTGATCTTGCGGTCGAGTTTTGCAAGGTCGACCTTGGCTCGGCGCAGCTCGTCCTCCTTGCTCCACGTCTGGCGCAGCAGTTCTTCGAGCTGGCGGATAGTGATGTTATCATCGGCTATCCATTGCTGCCAGTCGGCGATGCGGCGGGGCAGCTCCTGCAGACAGCGCAGGGCATACTCCGCTGCCAGTCGGGGCGAAACATGGGAGAGTTTGCCGTTGTTCACGGTGTGCAGGATGCGCCGGCCCCGCAGCAAGAAGAGGTTGGTATATTCCATCGACTCGTTGCCGTCTATGTCGCGGATAACCTGCTCATTGGTCTTCACCATGAGGTCGAAGCCGTAAAGCGAACCCACCTTCAGGCGGGTGTCCTGCGTGCGGGCTGTCTGCTCGATGCGCCACAGCCGCTCACCGATGGCCTTCTGCTGTCCGGCATAGTCAAGGGGCTTGCCGTTGGCATCAGTCTCGGGCACGGTGAAGCCGTCGAGCACCAGCATGTTCAGCACCTCGCCCTGCTCGCCCAGCTGCTTCTGTGCGTCGAACTGCTGCTGGTCGGCCTGTGCATCCAGGACATCCTGTTTCAGCCGCTCCACGTCCTTCTGCAGCCGGTCGCGGCGCTCCTCTGCCTGACGCTGGTCGCGGTGGAAGTTCTTCTTCTCCACCTCCAGGGCGGCAATCTTCTTGTCGAGCTTCGCACGCTCCAGCAGGTCGGTATTGCCGGAGAGGATAGCCATATACTCGGCGAAGTTCATGTTGCCCTTCTCGTCCATCGAGCCCTCGTCGAGGGTGCGCTTGCCTAACTGTCCCTGCTTCAACTGCTGGATGAAGGTCTGCTTGCAGTGCAGCAGATTGAACTTGTAGGCATCCAGACTGCGCTTCACGGCGTAAATAATCACGTCCACCTTGTTGTCGCCATAGTCGCGGGCTATCACGTTGCCCTTACGCACTGCCCTGCCGTCGCGCTGCTCCAGGTCGCTGGGTCGCCAGGGGGTGTCAAGGTGATGCACCGCCACCACTCGCTCCTGGGCGTTCACTCCCGTGCCGAGCATAGAGGTAGAGCCGAAGAGGATGCGCACGTCACCGTCGTTCACCTCGTGGATGAGCTTTTTCTTCTTCGTGTCGCAGCGTGCCTCCTGAATGAAGCGTATCTCCGAGGCGGGTATGCCGTAGTCCTCCACCAGCTTGCGCTTGATTTCCTCGTAGATGTTGAACTTGCCGTCGTTCTGCCACGTCGAGAGGTCGCTGAAAATCATCTGCGTACCCTTCACATCCTCGAACTTGTGATAGTACTGCGCTACCATCTTGGCGCACATACTTGCCTTGCTCCGTGGGTGGTCGCCATACGAAGAATCAATCAGTCGCATGTCGAGCGACATCTTACGGGCCAGGTCGGTGGCATACAGCATCTTCGCCATCTGCTGCTGCTGCGTCGGGTTGTTGATGCCTATCAGCGAGAAGTTGCCCGTCTCGGCAAACTTCATCAGCGTGTGGATAAACTCCTCCTGGTCGGGGGTCGGCTCGATGTGCATCAGTCGGGCATACTTCTCAGGCCGCTCGATGCCTACGTCCTTCGCCGTGCGGTAGTCGGTTATCTCGTTGTAGAACTGCGCCAGCTCCGGCACCTTGATGAAGTAGCGGAAGCGCTCCTTCAACACAATCTGGTTAGTCAGTCCGAACTCATACTCCTGCGTCTTCCGGGTGAAGATAGCCGCCCAGGCATCGAAGCAGGTGATACCCTGCTTGGCCATAGCCTTCGGTCGCAGATAGCGGAACAGGCTGTACAGCTCCGTCAGGCTATTCGTAATCGTCGTGCCACTGAGGAACGTCGCACCGAGGTCACGCCCCGTGCGCTGCTGAATGGTGCGAATGGCCATGAGCAGATTGTAGGCACGCTTCGAGCCCTCCGAGTTGCCTAAGCCTGCCACACGGTCGTGACGGGTGGTAAAGCCGAGGTTCTTGAACTGGTGGCTCTCGTCGATGAAGATGTGGTCGATGCCCATCATCTTGAAGTCCACCACGTCGGACTTACGCTTCTCGATGGAGCGCAACAGGCCCTGCAACTTGGCTGCCAGATTGGCTTTCTTCTTCTCCAGACCGCGCTTCAGTCGGCTCGACACGCTGTCCCACGAACCGTAGAGTGCGCTCAGGCTCTCGTTCAGGTGGTCCAGTTCCTCACGTATCACGTCGGCCTGCACCTCGTCCGACTGCGGGATAAAGCCGAACTGGTCGTGCGACATAATCACCACGTCCCAGTCGTTGTTCTTCATGCGGTTGAAGAAGTTCTCGCGCTCCTTGCCTGAGTAGTCGGCGTGCTTGGCATAGAGCACGCGGGCCTTGGGGTAAGCCGTCATGTAGGTCTCGGCGATGGCAGCCACGTTGGCCTTCAGTCCGATGATCATCGGCTTGTGGCAGAAGCCCAGGCGCTTCATCTCGTGAGCGGCGAGACACATGATGAGCGTCTTTCCCGAGCCCACCTCGTGGTCGCAGATGCCGCCGCCGTTCATCACGAGCATCCAGATGCAGTCCTCCTGGCTCTTATACAAGCCACCTTTCACCTTCTTGCCCGTCTTCTTATCGTACACCGGCTGCGGTATGCCGTACTTCGCCTCCAGCCCTGCCCAGTCGATGCCGGGGAAACGCTGGTGCGAGCCGTCAAACTGCGGCTTCACGTGGCAGTTGAACAGTCGGTTGTACTTTTCTGCCAGTCCGTCGCGCAGTGCCTTCGGCTGTCTGAGCAGCCAGTCCTGATAGCCCTGTCGTATTTCCTCGATGAGCGTGTTAGCCTTCTGCGTAGCCTCCGGGTCCTCGTCCTTGGCATAACTCTTGCCCTGCTGAATCTTGCGCCCCATCTCGTCACGGCGATACTTCATCATCTTCGGGCAGGAGTTCTGCAGTGCATGCACCAGCAGATCCATACCGTCGAGCGACTGGCTCGCCTCGCTGCTAACGGCATACTGCGTATAGATTTTCTCATTGCCACAGTCGCTGGCACAGGCATACTGGTCGAGGTTGCGGTCGTACTTCACCGTCACTTCCACCTCTGCGCCGTAGTCATTGCCCTCCATCGAAAAGAACTCACTGGCAAAGTCCGAATAAATCCTCGTTTCCACCCATCGCTCACCGAGATTGAAGTCCAGATCATCGAAGGGGATAGGCTCAGGAATGGCGGCCTGCAGGGCAGCGAGGCTCTTCCTCACCTGTCGCTCGGTCGGGTTGGTGGTCGTTATATCGTTATCCCGATATTTCGATATGTCGAAGTCCGGTCCAGTGAAACCGTATTTCTGCAGGATAGCATCAATCTTCTCTATCACATTCCCGCTGACGAACCGCGCCTTGATCTCCCACTCCTCGCTCAGGGGATTATAGTAAATCTCCCCCTCCAGCTCGTCGCAGATTTCTTCCTCGCTCTTCCCCGTCAGTGCAGCCATATAGCGCACATCGGGCTTGCCGTAGTCATTCAGGCTCTGCGCCAGTGCCTCGTGAGCGTCCGTCACGCTGTGCATCTCGTCCGTCGAGAACGCCACCGGACGCTCGAAGATGTCTGCCTTGCGCCACTTGCCGCCCTCCAGTATTTCCAGCGTCAGCAGCTCCTTGCTCACTCGCTCCACGGTCTTGCGGTTCTTCGGGTCGTTGAATTGGCCGTACCACTGCGCAAAGTAGTCATACAGCTCGTTCAGTTCCTTGCGCAACTCCGTGCCCTCCTGCATCTCCTTCGCCTCGTAGTCATACAGGGCTGTATAGTTCTCCAATATGCCGTGCAACAACCGTTCCTTTCCAGACATCTTGTCTTCGCTCTTGCTCTTGCGCTCCTGCTTGCCGCTTGTTCCGTGCTCGGCGGTATTTCCGCCGAGGTCAGCCTTGAGGTTCGCGCCGAGGTCCTTGCTCAGCACCTCGCCCAGCTGCCGTGCAATCCCCTGCACACCGCCCTCATAACGATACACGAAGCCCGGCTTGCCGTAAGCATCGGTACCCGTCACCTGCTCCGTGGCAATCACTCGCTCGGGATAGCAGGTAAAGTACATGCTGGTCGGGCATCCCCCGTCCTCATACTGCGTCAGCAGCATCGTCTCTTCCTCCGTCAGCATCCCGCGCTGGCTGTCCTTCTGCATCACCAGCAGGTCAGTGCCCACCTCCGTGCCGCTCTCCTTGAAGAGATTGTTCGCCAACCTGTAAGCCCCGACGAGCCGTGCCTGCTTCAGTGCCTCGCCCAACTGCTCACCGTCACGGTTCAGGTAGTTGCTCGTGATGATATACGCCAGTACCCCACCCTCTCGTAGGCAGTCAAGCCCTTTCAGCACATAGTAGCGGTGGATCATGCGGGCAGCATCCCTCCGCACCTGGCTCTTGCTGTTGGTATAGTCCGGGTCAAACACCCTGATGTCCCCGAACGGAACATTCGTGCTCACCAGGTCATACCGCCCCAGCTCGTCCTTCGGGAAGCTCTCAAACCCGTCGGCATAGACAAACGCATTCCCACCTTTCCATTGGCGCTTCAGAAGCATCGCCGTCAGCAGGTCCTTCTCAAAAGCCGTCATCGAATAGTCGAACTGCGTCAGTGCAATGTTCTGACTGCACACGGCTCTCATAAATACTCCCATGCCAGCCGCAGGGTCGAGAAACGTCTTCGGCTTTATCCAGCCCTTCTTGTGAGTGACGTAGCTGATGCTGCCCTGATGTTTCTCCTCGCCGTAGATAGCACCGATAATGGCTTCCACCAATACTTCCGGCGTATAATAAGCCGTGAGCGTGCTCGCCTTCAGGCTCTCCACCCACTGCTGATACGTCAGCTCGCTCTTGCTGTTGTCGCGCAGAATCTTGTGCAGCCGCACGGTGTCGTCGTAATACATCATGTCGCTCTTGCTCCACGCCGACTTCTCCAGCGGGTTCAGCACGAACGTCAGCCCGCCAAAGCCCGTGTATTTGTCCGTGATGTTAGAGTTCAGACCATCCTCTGTCATCATAAACTCAATAGCCGCGATGTTGTCACGCAGTCGTTGTAATTTACTCATATCTCGTCCTCCGTTTTAGTTTTACTGATAATTGCTAAATGCGATGATGCCGCACACATCATGGTTCGGCTTCGTCTCATACACTCCCATAATACACCACTCATTCCAGTCCAGATCGTCGATGAATCCCTGTGCCTGATGCTTCACCCAGTCAGGTGCCATAGTGTCGCCCATCACCTCGTACCACTCAGCGATGTCTTTTCTGTAGTCCACCTCGTCGTCCTCGCCCTCGTTGTCTATCAGCGAGTGCAGGTTGTAGCAACCGTCGGTCATTTCCTCATTGGCGAAAATCATTGCGGCTGCTGCTGTTTCTCTGTCGGATAGTCCGTAAGCCTTAATATCCATAATCTTGTTTGTTTTGATTTTGTCGTTAATACCCAAATGTCTTTCTGAAATCCTCACGCATCTCAGGTGTCATCACCATCTGGTCAGGGTTGTATGGTAGCCATCGGAAACCCTGCCTCCGTAAGTCCGACTTCAAGATGTTGAGTTCGTTATAGCTCGACTTCTTTACCTCGCCTGTCACAAGGTCGCGCAGTTCATTCGTGCCGAAGTCAAACTGCCATTCACGCAAACACCCATTGCGGTGTACGATAACACTTTCATGTATCATAATCTCTCCCATATCACTGTCATTCTGCTGTAGATGTTGCACACGTTGCCGTCGCAAAACTCCACGTTTAGTCCTATTTCGTCATCGCGAAACCATGGGCCTGTGTGCATCCAGCGGTTAGCAGGTAAATCCCATGTGTTCCACATTCTGATTACCAACTGGCGCTTCTCCCTCGGCACGCCATAGATGAGCACCTGGATCATCGGGTCGAACCGGTCGTCGTGGTGGTATAGACACTGCACCTTTACCTCTGGCAGTCCTATCTTCGCAAACGTGCCGTCCAGTACTGAGCCGTGCATAGACTTCGCCATGTCAAGTGTCGCCTGCCACAGCCGCTCGCGCCGCATCTTCTCGTCGTCCATGTGGTGATCGCTCACTCTTATCGTCACCATATTCTGTCTGAATATCGTTATCATAATCTCGCTTGTTTTGATTTTGTCTGTTGTCAATTTCTAATCATTCACGAACAACCTCCAGATTGCTCACGTCCAACCCAGAGATTGCTCGTAAACAGGTTCAGAGGTACTTCTGAACAGTGTCGCAGTCCAGCGACTCTATCCAGCGGTACAGTTCCATGTAGTCGTCATTGCAGGCGAAGTCGTTGGCCGCCTGCAACTCCCTCAGCTCATGCTCTCCGCAGTTCTCGTAGAGCCCACCCTTGCGCTTAATCTTCGCAATAATCTGTTTCTTGGCTTTCGCCACCGTCATCTTTGCCATAGTCTCAAATAATTTTCTTTTAATTCGTTGTCGTCATAAAATCAACTAAGCGGCCTGTCGTGCAGTCCGCTTAGTCTTCTTAGTAGTCACCTTTACATAGCTCGTCCTGTCGAACACATACCTTACAGCCGTGCCGATATGCACCCGCCTTGTGCCGTCAGCCTGCTCGTGGCAGCGGCATAGTGTAGCGTCCTTGTCGCCGACACTCACGCCCACCATCAGATGCAGCATCGTCCAGTCGTCGTCCGATACTGTCACCTCGTCGTCGATGTCGCCCTGACTGAACGCCTCCGTCACGCCACCCAACTGCTGCAGGATACGTGCCTTCGTCAGCACGTTCATCTTGCGGTTGAAGTCGGCAGCGTTGACCGTCACCCGTCCGAAGCGCTCCTGCCAGGGAGTCGGCTCCGTCAGCTGTAGCCAGTCGTTAAAGAGGTCGGCTACATCAACCACCTCCACCACCGTCGGCCCGTCTTCCCACGTCACCGATGACTCGCCGTAGCGGTTGGTCTTGATGGTGAACGTCACCCCAGGGAACTTCCCCTTCAGCACCGCCTTCAGGTTGCTCACGGCCACCGTCTGCTGCTCCGCGTCGGTCAGTCCACGGCTGATAGTGATCAGCTTTGGTGCCCACTCGCTTATCAGCGGCCTTTGCTCCGCCTCTATGCGGGCCTTGCGCTCCGCCTCGATGCGAGCCTTCTCCGCTGCCTCGTGGTCGAGCCGCGCCTTGATGCGGTGCAACTGGTCGCTGAACATCACCTCGTAGTAAGGCATCACGTAGTAATCAGCGATAGTCGGGTCGCCCTTGGGATTTCCCATCACGCAGTAGTCACCCTGCCAGAACAGGATGACCTTCGTCACACGCTTTTCCTTGATGTTGTTGGCAGGGTCGGCACGCTGAATGGTTTCCCATCCACCATACACGCCGCCCTCGGGGATATAGGCATCGGGGCTGAAACTGTCGAAGCACTCCCAGTCGGGCACCCTCACCACCATCTCAACCCTCACCACCGTCTCGTCGGCCACACCGTTACGCATAGTCTGGTGCAGCACATCGTCCATCGTCGGGCTGACCATATCTGTAAACACATTCTTCTTAACACATCGGGCATACACATAGTCGCCCGCCTTCAGTTCGCCCGCCTTCTTCTGCTTGTTGCGCCGTGCCTGCTCCAGCACCTCGGCCAGCCTGTTGCGCTCGCGCTCCCTGCGCTCCCGTTCCTCCCGTTCCCTGCGTTCCCGCTCTCTCCGCTCACGCCCCTTGGCGCTCTTGCGGTAGTCGCCGTTCAGCTCGGCCTTGCGTTCCTCATACTGCTGTTGCATCTCCTGGAACTCCGCCGTAGCGTTGGGGTTGTCAGGGTTGCGGTCAGGGTGCATCTTAATCACGAGCTTGCGGTGCTCCTGCTCCAGCTGCTCGTGGGTCATACAGTTTGCAAAATATTCCATAGTCGTATATCTTTTAGGCGTAAATAATTGTCAATACGAAAACGGCCACCGCGTCATCCCGACGCAGCAGCCGTATCAACATTCAAAATCAAATCGCCCGACCGGAGCACCCGGCTCGGGCATTTACAAGTTATGAAAAATTCGTTTAAGCCAGATGACCAAAGCGAAGCTCGCTTCAGCTTTGGCATAGCGTAGAATTTTCGACCGTCAGGTCAAAACTCTTTTTGATGGCTGAAGGCCGATATCTTACATCTTCCCTCTTACATCATCCATCGCAGTTAGTGCCCCGCATCCCATCGAAGGGCAGGTTAATCCGTGCGGGGCTGATAGGTTACTCGTTTAATAGTTGTTTCACTGTGTCACACTCGGCATCCTCCTTGCTCAGCACGGCGGCACCCAGCCACCCGTCACTGTCGTCGATGCCCATGATGTAGGCCCGCCGCTCTGCCTCAGTGTCAAACTCGCGCACCGTCAGCTGGCCCTCGTCCATGTGTTCCGCCATTTCCTCCACGCCGCCATTGCAATAAGCCTTGGCCGCATACTCTCCGAAGATGATAGTCGCTTTGTACTTCGTCATAGCCGTTACTCCGTTCTACGTTTCACATACAGCGTCTCGCAGCCCCATATCGGGAACAACTTGCGCATGTCGTTCTGCTCTGCATACGCATAGCCGTCAGGACCGTCGCCCCATACGTCGGCACTCTCACAGTCCTCAATCTCCGTGGCATTATAAGCCACCACATCTCCGTTCTCGCTCTTTGCGAAGGCGATACCCGCCGCCTGCATCTTCTGATAGAGGGCTTCCATCTCCTTGCACAACTGCTCCTGCTCAGGAGTCAGCCGGATAATTTGCTTGATATCCATAGCCGTATTGTTTTTAAATCCGTTTGCAAAAATACACATATTCTGTGAAATCCATTCACCCGTGGTCGTATTTTATACGATGGTGTCGCAGAACTCGCAGTGAGGCGACCACTACTCTTCGCCGCACCCGCTCACCTTCTCGAACTCGTGTCCGACATAATGCCCGTCCCTGACGTAGTGCCACGGGTCGTCGCCTATCCAGTTGCCCACGATAGTCTTCGCCTGCTCCTCACTCTCCGCATCCACCTCGATACGGCACGACATGGTGATATCCACGTCGACGTTGAATCTCTTTGCCATAGTCTAAATCTCCCGTTTTAACAGTTCAACCTTCGTGTAATAAGTCTCGTCGGTACGGCTGACGTAGTACACATCGTCGTACCGGTTTTCGTTGATGTCCTTCCAATCCTCTTGCGGCCAGTCCTCTTCCCGTGCGTCACCCCGTGCCGTCCTGCACTCCTTCCTGAAAGCCTTCATGGCCTCCTTCTTCGTGGCATAGGGCTGCGACAGCGAGGTATAAAGGTTGTCGTCGGAGCCGTCGAAACTGACATACTGCACCAGATAGATGCTCTTCCTTTCCATAGTCGTTACTTTATCATTGTTATCGTTGTATGGCACTCTGAATAGTTTCTTGCCGGCTCAAAGCGGAAGTCGTGCCCGCTGCCCTCCATGCCTATCATTCGCAGGTTCTTCTCGTGGCTGTCAGACCTGATTCCACCTTCAAACTCAAAACCGTCGCCGCCAAGGTACGATCCACCCTTGTCGATCTCATAGACCGTCAGCGAGTCGGGATGTTCTTCGTTCTTCACTACCTCCGAGCACCGCCCGCCGTGCAGCCCCACATAGCGGGTGTCGCCATATTCGTCGACCTCTCCAGTCACATAGCGGCCACTGTCAAACCACGCCGCCAGAATCTTATCCAATATCGTCTTGTCCATAGTCGTTACTGTTTTTCAATGTCATACAAATCCACTCCCAGCTCGTCGGCTATAGCCGTGAGTGCTTTGTGGCTCCAGTGGTGCTCGCAGAACACCTCGCAGCACTTCACAATCACTTCCTCCGTGATGTCCTCGATAGAGGCGTAGGCTTCCGTGTTCGCCAGACTGTCGTACTGCTCTGCCAGTGCGGCGTTCACGCTGATAAGATCTTCGGTGCTCACCATCGTCGGCGCGTCGTCAAGCACATGGCGCAGCGCCTGGTTCATCCACCTTACGGCGGCTTCCTCGCTGCCCAGATACTCATGCTCGTGGAAGAACCTGCCACCGTCGAGCACCGACCGCTCCGACGTATCCACATGAACGATGCAGCGGATAATCCTGTCGCCGCGATGGCGGCTCTTGATTCTCACGTCCGGGCACACCTCGCTCACCAACTGATTCAGTTCCTCCTCATAGAAACCGCTGGCATAGTTCTCCGTCTCGCCGTCGCTCCAACTGACGTTAAGCGAATAGCCGCCACCTCCAAGCTGTCGGCGCACCTCCAACTGTGCGCCATACTCCTTCAGATTCTCGTTGGCCTTTTCCAGGGAGGCCTCCCATGTTTTCTTTGCCATAGTCGTTACTCCGTTTTTTTGTCATGCAATATAATCCCCGCAGGGGGTGTCAATAGTAATCTCTGAATAGTGCAGGCGGCGGTTCGCCGTGTGGCCGCAGAAGTAGTGGTTGATGACATCGGCCATCCCCTCGTCCGTATAGTCACCGATGTACTGATTCAGCTCCGCAGCCGTATCGTCCACATAGTTCTCGTCCGCCTTCAGGTGGTCGATAAACTCCTGCAACGGCTCAATGAAGCCCGTGTACTCCACGTTGCGCCACGGCCCCTCGCCCTGGTCGTCGCCCTCGGTATAGCAATAGCCCAAGACGTGTATCTGCTTGCCGCCCTCACCGTCGGGCTCGATGCTGTAGAACTCCATTTCCTCCGGCTCCGTCACTCTCGGCAACCGATGTTCCAACACCTGCCATACGCTCTCATACACCATCTCGATACCGCCACAGGGCTTGAAGTGCTCGAAGTCGTTGGCACGCCAGCACTGGTAGGCATCACCGATGTCACCGTTCTCGTTCTGTGCTGCCAGTTCCTCGGTGTCGATGTCGAGGATAACGTCGAGCCACAGCTGACAGTCGCGGTAGTACACCTTACTCACCTCCACCTCCACCTCCATCACGCCGGCACCGTCGCCCGGATAGCCCGCCACGTAGGCATGATCGCAGTCGCTGCCCAGCAGGTCAACCTCCGTCACGCCGTGTTCCACCATCAGGGCCACCGTCTCAGCCACGATGTTTTTGTGCAGCTCTTTGATGTCTGCATAGAAATCTTTCTTTTCCATAGTCGTTACTTGTTTTAATAGTTATGCCCATTTGCATTTCCCGTTCCTGACCGTTCCGTGGTCGCAGCCGGAGTCGGGATAGATTTTAATCACGGAGTCGTCAGCCAGGTAGGGTGCGATCGTCTCGAAGGCATCCATCATAAGACTTTCCCAGCCATAGGAGGCATCAAAGTCGGCAAACTCCCACGTTTTGTCGGCAGGTGCAGTTTCGAGCCTGCCCTTCCATCCGCCGAAGAATATGCCCATCAGGTCATGCAGGTCATCAGTGCCTATGCCAAGTTCCTTGAAGTGGTCAAGGTTGTAGCAGACATGCTCCTCTTCATGCCTGTCAAGTTTGGCCTGCAGCGCTCTCTTTGCACCGTCCTCATCAGTGAATCTCGCTTTGATTTCCACAGAATAACATTGTCCCATAGTCTCGTCACTTTAGATGTTCAAACTCGTCGGGTACAAACTCGTCGTTGTCCTTACCCTCTTCCACATGAATCATAGTGCATCCATGAATGAAGTCCTGTACCGTCACACTGTCGTCGTGCATGGCATTCCAAATCATGTCAGCATGATACAGGTTATAGTGACTGTCCAGCAGCCAACTCAGTTTGCCGTTCCTGTCGTTGGAATAGCCTTCAGTTTCCTTTGCCATAATTCGTTTTGTTAATCCTTCATTGGTGTTAATCCGCAGTTCAGTATATCCTGCCATGTCAGATCTATATCCTCGTCCCAGCCATCGTCAACACGTTCGTTGATAATGCCGGCCTCCAGGGTCATCGGGTAGGAATAGACTACGAACGGATAGGTCTCTCCGTCCTCTGCCTCAAACCTGTGCTTGGAGAAGGACAGTGTATAGTCCACGCCGTCCTGGCTCTTGCACTTCATACGCCAAATACTCTCGTCGTCAGGCAGCGATATAATCTTCTCCCTGAACTCTTCATACTTCATTTTCTTCATAGTCTTAATCGTTTAGTCCACAATACCCACGCGCCACCACTCGTAGCCGTCATCGTCGGCATTGCGCAGTCCGTAGCGTTGCGCCAGTTCGATATATTTGTTCACCTCGGCATCCTCCAGATAGTAGCGCTCCTGACAGTAGCGCATGTGGTCGTTGGCATAGGCCACAAAATTACGCAGGTCGTTGAAGCGGCCTTGTAACAGCAGGTGTCCCTCCTCGTTCTTACTCATAACGATGTGGCACTTCTCCGCGTCGCTCTTCCAGACGTAACCAGTCTCAGGTTTCTTCTCCTCTTTCCACTTGCCATAGAGCAGACGGGTGGTGAACACCTTCTTCGATGCCTCCTTCCACGTCAGCAGTTCGTCATAGTCTTGCGTCATCTGCCGGCACGCCAGATCGAATGCCATATACTCATAGCCTTTGTTGTAGCGATACAATCCTGCTTCATACTTCATATCCTTCGTCACCTTCCCCATGTCGTGACTGCCGTCCTTGATCGACACGTAGGGAATGTTATGGAACTGCATCATGTACTGCAACTCCTGCTTTGTCTCAATCTTTGCCATACTCGTTTCTCGTTTAATACGTCAGTTCCATCAGTCTCGTTTCGGGGTAGCACCAGAAGAGCGAGCGGAAGAAATCTTCCACGCTGATAGCGTCGCCGTCCTCGTCGGTCTCGCCGCTCACCAGTTCCTCCAGGTCGCACCTCGTATATCCACCCACCTCTTCGGCGGAATAATACTCCTTGCCGTCCACTCTCACTGGCTCCACGTCATCGAAGGCGTGCTCCGGAATGTAGCACACCTCGTCGGGCTGCCCAATGAAGGCCTGCTCGTTCCAGTACACGTTGCCGTAGTTCAGCCCGTCGCTACGGTAGCCCTGGCTGTAGTGAGCGGCGCCGTCAATCATGCGCCGATCACCGTAGGTCTGATAGTCGTTAGCCATAGTCTTTTCTATTTACAATTTTCAGTTATTTACAACGATACAATCAGGTCGCAGATATTGAAGAACTTCATCGTGTAGGGCCATCGGCCATGATAGTCAGAGTGACGGTTGATGCTCACATGAAAACCCTCGTTCTCGAAATAGCGACCCAGGTCGAGCAATTCTTCCTCGTTGTAGAGATAATCCGCTTCCCAGAATCCCTCTGTTTCCTCTACGCAATACTCCTTCGTATCAATGACCGTATGCGGATAGGTATCGGCACGCTTCTCCACCGTCGTATAGTGTTTGCCGTTACGGTATATAACACCGCGTCCGTTACTGGTATACGCAATTCTATAGCTCGACGGCACACCAAGAGCGTCAAGCATAGCCCTCGATGGAGTCTTTGCTCCTTTGTCAAAACTCTTTGCAAGATGGAAAAAAACCTCACGTTTTCCGCTCCTTATCTCGTTGATAACATGCTCCCGTCTTGTAAGGAAGCTCTTTGTATTCTCCTTGCACTGCTGCATAATCTCACTGCGCAGCTCGTCTGCTAATGTTGCCATAGTCTTGAATAATTATAATAAAAATTTCTCGCGGAGCGACCCCACCCACAAGGGCAGGGTCAACTCTCAACTCGTTACGCCGCCATCGGCATAGGCAGCATCAGCGGGTGCATCTGCTTGTTCACCTCGTCGTAGCGACGCAGTATATAATTCGTCGCCTTTTGAACGTGGTCTATCACGGCAGGGATGAAGTCCTTGTCGTCGCGGATAGCCTGCCGCCAGTTCTGCACATAGGCGATATGCTGCTGGTCGAGCAGCCTGCCGATACCCAGCATCGAGCAGACACACGCCGCCGTCAGCTCGGCGCAGAACTCCTCACGGGCATAGCCCTCGCTGCCGAAGCCCTCAGAGCCCATGTCGCGCTTCAGCTCGCCCGCCGTAGAGTGCGCCATCTCGTGAATAGCGGTCGAATAGAACAGCTCGTCGCCGAGGAAGTGACTGCGCTCCGGCAGACGGATGATATCCTCCGAGGGCGAATAGTGTGACGAATGACCGCCAAACTTGATAGCGCAGCGCCACTCGCCCTGCATGATCATCCGCTCCAGCACCTCGTCGCGGGTGCCAGCCTTATAGTCATGCTCAGGCAGTCGCGTCAGTTCCTCCCACTTCTCAGGGAACTTCGCCTTGAAGTCCGTCTGCGACAGATTGAACTCCGGAAAGATCTTAGGTCGGAAGTGCGTGTTCACACGCTCCTTGTCCTCGTCGTCCAGCTCGTCATATTCCTTCTGCGTCAGCTTCTTGTGATCCAGATAGTAGGTGGGCAGTTTTTTCACTACGGGGAAGCTGCTCTCAAACTTCGGCATCCCGTTGTCCTTCAGCACCACGTTGCCCTCTTCGTCCTCCACCATATTGAGCGATAGCCCCATGTCGGTAAGTTGCTCGAACGTCAGGAACAGAGGTGCCTCCCACCCCTTGATAGCGCA